CGAAGCGGTAGAACAGGTCATCAAGGTTCAGGATAGTCCTATATTGTCCTGGACAGCTAAATTTTATTTGGATGTTAAATATGAAAAATAGAGCATGGATCATCGGCAACGCACCAAGCATCGCAAAGCTGGATATGACACGACTGAAGGATGAAATAACATTCAGCTCTAACCGTGCCTATCTCGCCTATGAGGAATGGGGTTGGTATCCAACGTACTACTGTGTCATTGATTCCAGGATGCTAAAACAGACTACCGATGATGTAAATGCTTTGATTAAAGGTGGAAAGATCAAAGAGTTTTATCTCCATGCAGAAGGATCTGAAGGCATTATAAAAGCGCCCAACGTCCACATTATTGAGTTTGACAAGACCGACTATGAGAAACACGGCGGCAAATGGGGCTTCAGACCTGAGAACTTCTTTTATTGTGCCGATGTTTCTGCCTTCATGTTACAGGTGGCATATAAAAAGGGTTACCGGGACATTTACATCGCGGGTGTAGATATGTCATGGGGTATGTACGGAGAAACAGGACCTGGTAAAGATGCCGATCATTTCAGACCGGATTATGAAACCGATAACGTGAGGATGTCTGGCGTTTACGCGTATGGTCATTTCAAATCGTGGAAAAAGAGCATCAGACAGGCAACCGCCGATCCTTACAATATGAGCTTGACGGTTACCACTCCCGAGAGCAGGTTGCGCGAGTTTCTACCCTACCAACCTTTTGAGACTGTGCCGATGACAGAGATGGTTATTAATTACGATCAATGGCGCGAACCAAAACCATTTGGAATATCAGGTTGTTTCAGATTGCGTAACGAATCGCAATTTATGGCAGCAGCTGTTCGATCATTCCTGCCCTATCTTGACGAGGCGGTGTTGTGTGTGCAGCCTTCGGATGATAACACGGCGGAGATTGCAGAACAACTTGCAGAACAATATCCTGACAAGATACGATTGTATTATTATCCTTACATTGTGGATTGGATTGACACACCAGAGTTCTTTGAGAAGGACCCTAACAAGCCCGGTCACCTGGTACACTTGAGCAACTACGCTTTGAGTAAGTGTTCTTATTCGTGGATCTGCAAAGTTGAGGGGGATGTGATTGCCTTACCTCCTATGCAGAATGTTATCGATGCTGTCAATAGTGACCCGGAAGGCATAAATTATTATGGAATGATAATTCTCAACCTTGCTGGTAGTGCTATGGATAAGTTCAGCAAAGAGAATCCACGAAACGGCGGATGGGATGAAGCGGTATTCAATAACGATCCTGACCAATTCCATTTTGAACGTATCAACAAATGGGAAGTGGTCACAGCACACCATAAGACCTGCATAGGCTGGACAGGATTACACATGAAACGCTGTAAATCTGGCAAAGATGTCAGTTGGAATGGCGAAACTTACTGGAAGCTAACCCGGAGGAATCTTACAAAGGCACTCAATGAGCATGACAAGACACACTCTTACCCTGCTAAAGATAACCCACACGGGATTGACGAGTTGTTTGATGGTGCCTGGCAAAAGTGGTTGAAGCCTCCAGACCTAAAAGAAAGTGAAGCGGAAGTCACCACAACGCCATTAGTGACGATGATTCTACCGACTTATAGCAGACCTGTTTTCTTGGAGCGGGCGTTGCGCTCTATCCATGCCCAGACGTTCCAGGATTATGAAATTATTGTAGTCAACGATGCCGGGGATGATGTGTCAGAGATTGTGAGTAAGTTTCCCAAGACCCGTTATCTTGAGCATAAAGAGAATAAGGGACTGGCAGCGTCACGAAATACCGGGGTGCGGGCTGCGATGGGCAAGTATATCGCATTTCTGGATGATGATGACTTTTATTATCCGATCCATTTATGGGTGCTGGTTACCGAGCTGAACAAAGGAACGCTAATAGCATACACAAACGCTTACCGATGGGAGCAGGAAAAGAAATTAAGACTAACGCTTGATGTGGATTACAGCCGTGCGCGGATTTGTGCCGGCTGCCCGTTCTATGTAATGAATGTTATGTTACACGCCTCGATATTCAAAGATCATAAATTTGACGAGTCGCTGAAAAGCCATGAGGATTATGATTTATGGTTGACATTGAGTGATGAACATTTTAATTTCAAGCACATCCCCATAATCACGGCGATATATTCCAGACGTATAGGCGATGATCAAATCAGCAATCGCAGTTATCATCAAGGCTACTTTAATATAGTAAGAAAAAAACACGGCGTTGATGGGGTCATGTCCCTGCATCAGCAAAGACAGTTAGAACGCAGTGGCAGAAATAATAATCACCATAATAAGATTCGCATCTTGAAAACGTTTAATGGGGTTTTCAAGGGAGAATCAAAAAAGTTTATCAAGGATGAAGTTTGTGTAGACATTAAGAACGCGAATGATTATGTCAGGGCTGGTTATGCAGAGGTGGCTTTATAATGAAAATATTGCTATTCTGCCCCACCTACGAGAAATCAAAAGGGAAGTTAGCTGTTTGGCAAGAAACTATTGACAGCATTGACAACCTGATTGCCCCTGATGGTATAATACTGGATGTTAAATACAGCACTAACAATCCGTATCCGATCACAGGCAACAGGAAAACGGATCACGAAAATACATTGTGTCAGTATCGGTTAGCCAGGCAACTGGTATTAGAGGGTGATTATGATGCTTTACTGACAATCGAGCATGATATGATTGTTCCTGCTGATGCTCTGGTGAAAATGTTAGGTACGGATGCGGACGTGGTTTATGGACTTCACAGGTTCAGACAAAAGCAACCGATCCTGAATTGTTGCCGGGATGTTAGGTCCAGGTGGGCGGATATGTCAATCTCCTTTTTCCCTGAGCTTATCAAGAAGGGACAAAAGCAAGGATGGTTGAAGTGTTCGGGATGTGGTTTTGGGTGTACGCTAATACACAGGCGGGTACTCGAAAAGCTAGATTTCAGACGTAACAAAAGTGGGCATCCCGCCCCTGACTTACCCTTTGCAGCCGATTGTTTACGGAATAATTTTACTCAGATTTGCAGGTTCGATGTTCAATGTGGTCATATTAGACCAAATGGTGAGGTCTTATGGCCGTTCACGAAAGGAGGTGAGGTAGATATGGACAACGTCAAAATTTATGTTATGAGGACTTTCAATGCAACCATCAGTGGACGCTCCAGACATTTTGAAGAGGGGCAAAATACTGAAATGCCAGAAGAGGAAGCGAATGAGTTGGCGAGGGCGGGCTACATTGGTATTGTAACGCCAAAGCCTGCCGTTAAGGTTGTGCGAAAACCTAGAAGTAGAGCTAAAAAGGCGGTGAAAAAATGAGCTACGCAACAAGAGAAGTCGTCAAACAATATCTAGGAATCAAACCAGATGAAACGACGGATGATGCCCTTCTGGATGGCTTGATTTCACGCGCTGAAAAGATTATCGAATCTTATACTGGGCGTGAGTTTGAAGATAAAACCGCTACAAAATACTTTGATGCTGATGATATTGAAGGGAGGTTGCTCTATCTCTGGGGTTACGATCTTCTGACCATCACCACGCTAACTAATGGTGACGGGACGGAGATATCAAGCGATAATTACAGGCTTGAACCTCGTAACGAGAGCCCCAAATGGCAGATCCGCTTGGACGAGGATACCACCTGGGATTTTGATGATTCGGATGATGAGGTTTCTATTGTTGGTAAATGGGGTTATTCTGCAAATGCTCCGGCGGATATTCAACACGCCTGCATTAGACTTGTGTCTTTTCTGTACCGGCAAAAGGACACATCGGCGGATATTGACAGGCCAATGATTACAGGGGATGGGGTAACGATCATGCCCTCTGCACTACCCCAGGATGTCAAGAGCATCCTTGATAGTTACCGGCGGAGGGTTGCATGAGTGAAATTACCAAAATATATGCCGCCCTTGCTGCCGTGACGGTCACAACAACAAGCGGAACAACGCCTACATGCTACGATCTTGACGAGCTGCCAGAGAATATCAATACAGCGATCTTACCGTGTCGGCTGTTACTGCCATTAGGCGATAATCCAGGTGAAGGGCGTGAGG